ATGACTCTTGGAGTAATGTTTTAGAAATTGGATGTGGAATAGGAAGACTTTTGGTTCCTTTGGCAGACAAATATAGCAACTGTAACTTTTACGCAATAGATATCTCAGATGAAATGATAAACCTTGCACCTAAAAGAGATAATATAAGGTATCAGGAACTTGCAGACAATCTTGATTTTGTATACTCAATGTTAGTCTTTCAGCATATTGAACACCAAGAAAAAATTAATTATATAAAACTTGCTTATGAAAAATTAAAGGTTGGTGGAAATTTATTCTTTCAGTTTGTTATTGGAGAAGAGAACTCTCCATACTCTTATCAAACATCCAAGTCTGAGATTGATAATATATTAAAAGAAATAGGATTTAAAAACTTAATCTTTACAAAACATATGCATCCGCAATGGATGTTTGTTAGGTCTACAAAATGATTAATGCATATCTTTACTCAGTTAAACAAGAAGATTGTGCTGCTGATAAATGGGATTATGGATTATTAAAAGAATTTTTTAATAAAAATAATATTAAGCCAGAAAAAGTAACAACTTTGCCCAATAAAGATAGAGCCTTTATTGTTATTCCTGGACCACAGAATATAGATTATGAAGATCAAATATCTGAAGAGTTAAGTAAGATAGGCAGGGTAGTTTTATTTATTACTGGAGATGAGAGTGCTACATTTAAAGTTGATAAAATAAAACATAATAATATTGAAATTTGGATTCAATACCCGCATAGAAAACACTCACAATATAATAAGTTGGCACTAGGTGTTCCGCAACATTTATCAAATAATTTACCACAGTATCAAGACAAATCGTATGACGTATCTTTTGCTGGACAAATAACTCATCAAAGAAGACAAGAATTATCAAAAGCAATGCCAACAATTGCAAATTCTTTTTATGAACCTACAGAAGGCTTTGCCCAAGGACTTAATCCTAAATCTTATTATGATAAAATGTTTATTAGTAAAATTATTCCATGCCCTAGTGGACAAGTAGTAATAGATTCTTTTAGATTTTACGAAACAATAGAAATGCTATGCTTACCAATTGCAGACAATATTGATTCTAAAGGAAATACAATGAATTATTATAACTTTCTTTTTGAAGAAGAAGTGCCAGTTAAAACTATTGATAATTGGAATTTATTACAAACCCTAGTTCCTGAATTATTAAGTGATTATCCTAACAATATGCATCAAATTGTTTGTTGGTGGATTAAATATAAAAGAAATCTTTTTATTGAGTTAATGAGGCAAATAAATGCATAAAAGAGATATAACAATTGTCATGGCTACATCTGTAATTACAGATCATCCAAGCACAAAAATGATAGACCAAACCATTAGTGATATTCGTGTTCATTTTCCAGACAACGAAATTATTATGCAAATAGATGGTCTTAGGGAAGAACAAAAAAATCGTAAAAAAGATTACGATGAATATAAAAATCGCATTTTGTGGAAGTGTTTACATGAAGATAAAAACATATTACCATTTATATTTAAAGAGCATAGTCATCAAACCAACATGATGCGTCAAACAATTACTGAAATTAAAACACCATTATTACTTTATGTTGAAGGCGATGCTCCTTTAACTCCAGATACGCCAATAGACTGGGATAAATGTTTAGATATGTTTGAATATAATAAAGCAAATACTATTCGTTTTCATTTTGAATCATTTATACCAAAAGATCACGAACACCTTATGTTTGGTTTAGAGGATGGTTTTATGAAAACTATGCAATGGAGTCAGAGACCACACCTAAGTAGAAAAAAATATTATAGAGATATTGTTCTTCCAAGATGCAAGGATAAATTTTTTATAGAAGATACTTTTCATGGAGCAATTCAAGATGATATATCTCCATATGGGGAGTTTAGTCAAGAAGGTTGGGATATGCACAAACTCTGGATTTACCATCCTGAAGGTAATATTAAGCGTTCTTATCATTTAGATGGTCGTCAGGGTACCCGTAAATTTACGGTAGATGATGAAGTTTGGGGATATAAAGAATGAGGTTGGGTATCATAGCAAGATCAGACAATACTGGCCTTGGTAATCAGACTAGAGAGTTAGTTAATATGTTAAATCCTGACAAGATTCTTTTAATTGATTCTACTCCGTTTAATAAAAACAAACAACATCCAGAATGGTATGAAAAATATAATTGCATAAAGAGTCATGGTTTTCCATCTTCGCAACACATTAAAGTATTTTTAAATGATATAGATGTTGTATTAAGTTGTGAAACATTTTATGATCAAAATTTTATAAAATATGCAGATAAACGAGGAGTTAAAACAATTCTTCAGTATAACTATGAGTTATTTGGTCATTTATCAAATCCTAACTTACCATTACCAACAGTTTTACTATCACCAAGTATTTGGGAAATTGATACTATAAAAAGAATGTTTGGAAATAAAACTAAAGTAATACATCTTCCGCCACCAACAAATGAAGAATTATTTTATAAAATAAAAGAAAATAACTTATCTAAATCTCACAACAAAATATTGCACATTGCTGGTAAAAAAGCGGCAAAGGATAGGAATGGCACTAATACTGTTATTGATATGCTCAAATATTCAAAAGAAAACTATCAGTTAGTAATTAAAAGTCAAAGTGAAATAGAAACAGCAGCAAAAGATCCTAGACTTACAATTGAGATTGGAAATCCGAGTCATAGGGAAGATATGTACAATGGTTTTGATGCTATGGTTTTACCAAGAAGATATGCAGGATTATGTTTACCAATGAATGAGGCTTTGCTAAGTGCTCTCCCAGTTTTTATGACAAACGTATCTCCCAATAACCATATACTACCTTCAGATTGGCTAATTAAAAGTGATTCAATAGGAACAATTAAAACTAAGGTTAGGATTGATTTATTTGAAGCAGATCCAAGAATATTGGCTAAAAAGATAGATGACTATATTATTTTAAAAGATAAAGAGAGTTATAAAAAACAAGCCTATGAAATAGGAATAAATAATTTTTCACCAAATGTATTGAAACAACAATACTTAGAACTTATTTCTCAAATTTAGTTTTTTGTTTAAAGTTAACTTTAAGTATTTTATCATAAATAATATTAAAAGAACTATCTGCGCTAGACAAATATGTATGTTGATCTATATTTAAATTATAAGATTTAAAAACTAATGGCCCTTTTGTGTAAACTTTAACATCTTGCATTTCTTTTCCTTCAACATTAAAGATATTTCCATACATAGATCTCCATAAAAACTTATCCTCATATTGCAAAACCTCTTTTAGTTTTTCTTTTTCCATAATCATTGGAACATGTAATTCATAATCTAGTGGATCTGTAATTCCAAGTCCTATAATTTTTTTATAAGTTGCTACAAGTTTTCTAGTATAATTAGAGTTACCATTAATTTTTTGATAAAGATTTATTTTATTTAAAAGATAGCCACCGTGATACGTTTCTATATTATTTATTTTTTTAATAATATAAAAATCATCATTCATTAAAACAAAAGATTCAGATATTTCTGAAGAAGAGCAAATTTTTTTTAAATTTTCTGCAGCATTTTTATATTTTGTGTGTACTTGATTTACTTCAATATAATTTCCAACATACCAATCTGGCTTACCACCAACAACCCATATGCTTGAATCTGGAAAACTTTCAACAACTGATCTAATAGAATACTTTAGTTCTTCGTTGGACCCATCTTTACAAATATATACAAAATCCACTATTCCCCCATTGTAAAAATAAAAGGGGCAAGTTTTTATGTTTGCCCCCTTTATTAAAAAATAAACTACTTTTTCTTAGCAGCCTTTTTCTTTGGTGCACTCTTAACTGGAACGATTTTTCCAAGAGCATCTGAGATGGCTCCTGTATCTGGCAATACGCCAAACGCTTTATCGTTAGGATTAAGTGCTCTCAATGCAACGGGCGCTAAAGCAGCAACTAGTGCAGCCCAAAGATCTTTAGGATCTGTTACGCCAGCCATGTAGAGTGCAATTACTGAACCCAAAACGGATCTTCCGTATGAGGCTAGCATTGCCTTTGTTTTATCATTTAGTAAGTTATTCATTATTCCTCCTAGGATATAATTCGTGTTAATGTTGTAAAACCAATCCATAGACCAATAATTCCTGCGACTCCCGCAAAAACTGGTGGTGCTGGTACTGGCAATTTGAATGCAGCAAACACGACTCCGCATCCAAAACCTGTTATTGTTGATAGTAAAATGTCTTTCATTGTAAAACTTTCTCCTTTATTTTGTATGTTTCTTTTAATTCTACATATTGTTTAATAAATGGAACTATAACATGCACCTCTTCTGCAGGAACAGAGTTTATTAATAAATGATTTATTCCATCTTGTTCAAGCATTTCAATAAATTCATTAAAACTTTCGTGAGTAAAATATTCTACATCATTTAAAACTTGTGAAACCTCTCCCTTTTTCCAAATAGGTTTTAGAGCATAATTTGTTAATAGATCAAGTTCCTCTTTAGTTTTTCTAATAATTGGAGTCATTGCTATCATAACTTCGGTATTTTTTATATCAAGTTTGATTGGTGAAGATGGTCTATCAGACCAAAAACCACGTTTGTATACATTGTAAGGAAGTATTATTTTATTTTTATATTCTTTCGCTGTATTTAAAATATAACTATTTGTCGCTGATACATAAAAATCTAACAACTTTTTATTTTTTCTATTTTCTGACATCTCGTTTAATGTTTTAATAAAATCAATCATATACTTTGATCTATCAATTGGATCTGATTTATCATTTACACCAGAAACTATTCCACCAACATTTGATTCATGATCTTTTATATATCCTGTTATAAAATTTATTTGAAGTCTATCTTCCATTATTTCATTTAT